CCGGAACTCGCACACCCCACCAGAAGCGTAGTTCCCAGAGCAAGCGCCGACAGGCGAAGCTTCATAAATGTCTCCCTGTTTTTTTATGGCTTATGCAGTTTGCCATCCATGACGGAACGATACCGTATCCGCCTGTTTAGGTGTGGGCGATTGTAACAGCACGTCAACTGATGTCCAGACGCCCTGATTTGCTGATTTGATCATAGCCTGGTAATCGCCGCCCTGTAGGCTACTTGATTCTATAGAAACAGAAAAAGGCAAACGCAGCCTTTTCTACATTTTCAGAGTAACTCCCGTCAGTTGCGAGCAAAAAAGCCGCTACGCTTTAGCTATACGTGCTAATTCAAGAGAAGAGACCATGGACAACGACAAAATTGATCAACACAGCGACGAAATTGAAGTTGAGAGCGAAGAAAAAGAGCGCGGCAAAAAAATAGAAATAGATGAAGACCGACTCCCCTCCCGGGCGATGGCAATTCATGAGCATATCCGCCAGGATGGTGAAAAAGAGCTGGAACGCGACGCAATGGCGCTACTGTGGTCAGCCATTGCGGCGGGTCTGTCGATGGGCGCTTCGTTACTGGCAAAAGGGATATTTCATGTCGAACTGGAAGGTGTGCCGGGCAGCTTCTTGCTGGAGAATCTCGGTTATACCTTTGGTTTTATTATCGTCATTATGGCCCGCCAGCAATTATTTACCGAAAATACCGTGACTGCGGTACTACCCGTCATGCAAAAACCGACAATGAGCAACGTCGGCTTACTTATACGGTTATGGGGCGTCGTGCTGCTGGGTAATATTCTCGGGACAGGTATTGCGGCGTGGGCATTTGAATATATGCCTATCTTCAATGAAGAAACTCGCGATGCATTTGTCAAAATCGGCATGGATGTGATGAAGAACACCCCCAGCGAGATGTTTGCCAACGCGATCATTTCCGGCTGGCTGATCGCCACTATGGTTTGGATGTTTCCTGCAGCGGGTGCGGCAAAGATTGTGGTGATTATATTGATGACCTGGCTTATTGCCCTGGGTGACACCACCCATATCGTGGTCGGTTCTGTTGAAATCCTCTATCTGGTGTTTAACGGTACGCTGCACTGGAGCGATTTCATCTGGCCCTTCGCACTACCTACTTTAGCGGGGAACATCTGCGGCGGCACCTTTATCTTCGCGTTAATGAGTCATGCACAGATTCGTAACGACATGAGCAATAAGCGTAAAGCAGAAGCACGCCAAAAAGCAGAACGTGCGGAAAACATTAAGAAAAATTATAAAAACCCGGCATAAATGGCGAGGGTTTAAGCAATCGAGCGGCAGCGTACTTACCCCGCACTCCATTAGCGGGTATACTCATGCCGCATTGTCCTCTTAGTTAAATGGATATAACGAGCCCCTCCTAAGGGCTAATTGCAGGTTCGATTCCTGCAGGGGACACCATTTATCAGTTCGCTCCCATCCGCACCAGTCCGCAAAATCCCCTGAATATCAAGCCTTCCGTATATTCACGGTTCGTCATGGTTCGCGTCAGATCGTTGACAGCCGCACACCATGACGGGTAAAAAGTGGATAAAATAATTTTACCCACCGGATTTTTACCCATGCTCACCGTTAAGCAGATTGAAGCAGCAAAGCCGAAAGAAAAACCATACCGCCTTCTCGATGGTAATGGCCTGTACCTTTATGTCCCTGTATCAGGGAAAAAGGTATGGCAGCTTCGCTACAAGATTGACGGTAAGGAGAAAATCCTGACCGTCGGAAAATATCCGCTTATGACTTTGCAGGAGGCAAGGGATAAAGCATGGACCGCGAGGAAAGACATCTCGGTTGGTATCGATCCGGTAAAAGCGAAAAAGGCTTCGTCTAACAACAATTCCTTTAGCGCCATTTACAAGGAATGGTACGAGCACAAGAAGCAAGTCTGGTCAGTAGGCTATGCAAATGAACTTGCAAAAATGTTTGATGACGACATTTTACCTATCATCGGCGGCCTTGAAATTCAGGATATTGAGCCGATGCAACTGCTGGAAGTAATCCGCAGATTTGAAGATCGCGGTGCAATGGAGCGAGCAAATAAAGCCCGCAGAAGATGCGGCGAGGTTTTCCGTTACGCTATTGTCACCGGAAGGGCTAAATATAACCCGGCACCTGACCTTGCTGACGCCATGAAGGGATACCGCAAGAAGAACTTCCCGTTTCTTCCAGCAGACCATATCCCTGCATTTAACAAAGCACTGACAACATTTTCAGGAAGTATCGTATCGCTCATTGCGACCAAAGTTTTACGCTACACAGCCCTAAGAACGAAAGAGCTTCGTTCCATGCAATGGAAGAACGTCGATTTTGAAAACAGGATTATCACTATCGACGCCAGTGTGATGAAGGGACGCAAAATTCATGTGGTTCCTATGTCAGATCAGGTGATTGAACTTCTCACTACGCTAAGCTCAATCACTAAACCAGTGTCAGAGTTTGTTTTTGCCGGGCGCAACGATAAGAAGAAGCCAATTTGCGAGAACGCTGTACTACTTGTGATCAAACAAATCGGCTATGAAGGTCTGGAAAGCGGTCACGGATTCAGGCATGAATTCAGCACGATTATGAACGAGCACGAATGGCCTGCTGACGCTATTGAAGTGCAACTGGCACATGCCAACGGCGGATCTGTGCGTGGGATTTACAACCATGCTCAGTATCTCGATAAGCGCAGAGAAATGATGCAGTGGTGGGCGGACTATCTAGACGGCAAGGTGGCGTAATGCCACCCATCACACCACCCTGTCGTCTTCGATCACACTGTTGATGAAGTACGTCACACACCACATCACTTCCACCTCTTCCGCAGCAGCCCCCTCTATCGCTTCACCATCATCCGTAATTAACGCCCTACCCATGACCCTGGCAAACTGTGTCCTGCCACCGATGAGTATTAGCAGAACCTGATTCTGTACCAGCCTGGTGCACGGTTCGATAACGGCAAAGCCGGATGATGTTTCGAGGATGCGGCTGTGCATGCCGATCCCGCAGATACGCTCCGGTGTTAACCGCTGCTCTACGTAGTCTCCCGCCGGTGAAGGAAAGCCCATCAGTGAACCCTCCCCATGTTGCGCAGGATCCAGTAGTGATTGTCGGTTCCGTCAGTTGTCTTGTCGGTGAAGTCGGGCTGATAGCGCTCTATCCACTCGTTGGCGTCGGCCCGGCTGAAATGCCAGTGGACCTTTGCCAGCTCGCGGATAAAGTCTTCTGTGCGTAAGCACCTGTAGCCCTTGGGGTTTAGCTGTATTGCGGCCACAAATGAGGCGTGAATGTCGTGACTGCGGGGCATGATCTGCACTCCTTTTACCTGTTTTTATATACAGTAGTTTTAAAGTAGATTCAGATCAAGATGGCTAGGCCTATCAATGGAGCGACCATGAGATTTAGCAGTTTGCGAACGCCGCTCCTCCCTCAAGCGAAACCACCGTGATATATTTACGCCACACACACTATAAGGATCTTAAGATGAAAGTTGCTGTTTTGATGATGCAAAAGGATGAGTACCGGCTTCTTGAGCCATGGATACTGCATCATGCTGAGCTTTTTGGCCTTGAAAATTTATACGTCTACGATAACGGGTCGGCAGATGAGCGATGCCTTAACGTTCTGAAGGAATATTCGGGAAAAGGGATGAATGTCGTTTATGACAGAAGCACCTTTGATGATTTCAATACCAGACATATCTACTTCGTAGACAAATACGAAGAATTAAAGAATTCTCATGGCTATGATTTTATGATGCCACTTGATTGTGATGAGTTTGTTGGCGTTGAGTTTTCAAAAGGCAAGGTGTCACTATCAAAAAATGATGTGTCGAATGAATTATCAAAATATATAGAAACCGATGCTACATTTAAAATTAAATATACATATGGCAACCACCCGCTTAACCCAAAAGAATTTGTGCTAAGACCTAAACCTGAGAAAGTGTTCTTTCCTAAATCAAGAATAACTGCTCTGGGGAATGGTTTCCATCGCGGTGAAGTTGAGTCAGGACAACAGGTTGATACTGATATCATTTACCTTCACTTCCATCATAAAAACTATGATGACTATATCGCCAGCGCCCGTAATAAACTGGAAGGTCTTGTTGACGTTAATGATATTGAGGCTCTGAAGGCATTCAAAGGGGCGGGTCACCATTTAGTTAAAAAGTTCCTGATGACTCAGACCGAGTATTACGATATGCATGCGGCTTCAAAGTCTATCAACCCGTCTAAGTTCTTTGTTATGGATGGCGTTTATGAATACCTGAAGGGTATAGGGCTGGATCTGGAGCAAACATTAACTGTTGAACATGATGAAAGTCTAATAACATGGCATGGTTATGTAGACAAGGTGAGAGAAGATGATGGGTCATGCGTCTTCACGGGGTGGTGCTCTCCAAGCCTGAACGTTAATCAAGAGTTTTTTTTCCTGCGAGTAGGTCATGAAATACTCCCAGGATTCCTGGAGGGGAAAATACAGCGCTCAGATGTCGTAGCTAAATTCCCTGATTACAATCTCCAGTGTGGTTTCTCTGTAAGATTCTACGGGGTAACAAAGGGCTCTTTGCAGCGCAATGAGTGGGAGTTTCACGTTTCTGCTGGTCACAAAGGTACTGGCTCAAAGCTAAACAGAAAGAAAAACGAATCATACTTCCAGTAAAAGAAGGCGGGAAATCCCGCCTTTTACTTTCTCAACCTTATAGCATCGAATGCTTCCCGTTAGCAGTCAATTGTCGCATAGGGCAGTTCTAATTTCGCATAATTATAACACTGCTCGAAGATATTAGGGCCATTCAGATCGTAATCACACTCCGTTGCCAACAACCTCCGCATTTGGTTCAACTGCATCGAACGCAATACACGCGGCGGCATATAGTGCGTCTATTGCAGACAATGGAAACATCGATAATGCGCAGGAATCACGAAACTCGTTCAGATCAGGCTTATTCCCATAGACTTTAACGGCAGTATTTGGTTTAAGATAAAAACCAGCGCTCCACCCGTTACCGCGCACTTCAACAATGGCAATGCTGTTAATTCCTTTAACCAATACACCGTCAAATTTGAAAGCACCGCTTGCTGTTTTCATTTTAATCATTCTCCGTAACAGTTTTATTGTGAGCAGCATTTAGTGCTCGCTGGAGTGGCTGGTCATTTTCGCGATCTAATTCTGCCTGCAATGCGTTCATAGCCACTGTAAAGGCAGGAACTTCCTGCCCGGTTAAATTAACTCTCAGCATGAACTGCATGATATTTTGAATAGTTTGCTTATCCATTTTATTGTCCTGTTAAGTTAAACCAATTAATCCATGCCCGGTCGAAGCATGTAAGTCCTGAATTAATGCTGCAACTACCTTTGCTAAATCTTCGTGAGTTATTGTTCCAGAGTTAAATGCTGCTCGGGATACGGTGCCGGTTGGCGAACCCCATCCCGTTCTCCTCTCTGAAATAACTTGATTGCCATTAAGTCGTATTCTTAAGTTGGTGAAATTAGCCCAGTTCTCAGTCCTGTTGAAACTCAAATATGTTGTATTTGCCGGGCCCGTTCCTACCGTAATTCGTTGATTGTCGCCCAACAAAATAGCGCAATTGTTACTGAACCCGGATTCAGTTAACGAAAGTCCGACGCGGAAGTTGCCGCTTCTGAAACGAATTCCGTTCGCTGCGTTTGATAAAATGGAACCCTCAAGGCGCATATACTCGCCATTGCCCACAACAGTGGTGACTTCCGTCGGTGCGACGATAGAGTCACCCCTGAACAACATGCCGGTCCAGATGAAACCGTTTGGCGCATTTAAGCCCCTGCCAATGTTGATCATGTGGGTTATGCGATTGCTACCGTCAGTGGTAGTGCATACCAGCCCCCTGGTGTTCCCTACATTCTCAGCGCCAACCATCCACCCAGCGTCCACACTGCATCCATTATTCATGTTGAATTCATGGATAATTGCGGATTTTGCGCCAGTGTTTAATCCTCCTGACCCAGCAGGGCCAGATACAGCGCCGTAAGACCATCCCCCCCACACTTCTGCATCCGCATGTCTGGCTTCTCCCCGAAAATGCCCTCCTACTAACTGGCCTGTGCCGCCATTATGACGAACGGCAGATGTCACTGCGGCGCCGTATGCTGATCCTCCTTGTTTCTCGAGATATCCGTAAAAGCAACCCTGTTCCCAGCGAGCTACGCCATCATCACGCGTGGCGTTGGATTTCTTTTCCACCCATAACACTGGATCCGGAGTATCAGTTAGCGGAATGGAAAATCTTTGGCGCATGGCGTTCGTATATTGAATTGAGCCGGTATTGTAAATATTCACGCCGCCTGCATCGGCTCCAGACCAGCCAGTGCCCCCATATAAATTGTTCAGTCCATCTCCAGCGGGGCCAGCCAGGATCAATCGCAACTGGTCAGGGTCATATTTGAGTACATTCGGGAAATAATGTTGCCGAGCTCCGAAGGAGTCCAAGACCTCCATTGAATGTCCTTGCACGGTTACAAATTTTGAAACCTTCCCGTTATATACCGGGTAACCAGCAGCGTTAATGATGATTGGTTGCGAAACAGGAACGTGAGAACCGTCTTCATTCTCTACATAAACCTGAATCTGGTTTTCAGGATTTACCGGGTCAGTGTCAATTTTACCGATATAAATTTTGCCATTGGCTACGGCTTTAAAAGAACGCGCCATAGTGAAGAGTTGCGAAGGCATGCTTACCACAACATTTGCATTTATTGAATCTGTCATTTAATTTGCTCCAGATACAAGGAATCACCGAAGCGTGGCTACGGTGAATTTTGGGCATAAAAAAACCCAGCCGAAGCTGGGTCGTTGCGTTGGTTATCTGTCAGTAGTTATGTACTGAGGGAGGTAATTCTTTATTCTTAAGTCTCATCCATGCGGAAAGATTCGATTTGGTTAACCATTTTATCTCCAACAAAAAACCCACCTGACGGTGGGTTTCATAATTAGATTTCTGGTTTCATTCTTCCGAAAACCTTTTCTATTCCTTTTTCGTATTCTTCTCTTGTCTCACTCATCGCTGCGACCCCAAGAAGCTTACCGATATGCTGACGCAAAGCCTTGACACCAATTTCAGAAAGGAACAGATGCAACTTATCAGATTGTTTTCCGTTCTCGTCTCGGCTGGCTCGAATCTGTTCAAGGATTTTACCTTTACTCTTTGCTAGCGGGGTGTATATCTGCATGTTGGTTAGCTGCCCAAAACGAATAGGCCGTCCTTTCTCTGGCCTATTCAGGCCGTACAATCGATACCACTCCTCGTATAACTCATCTGGAAATTCCTTTTCATATTGACGAGCCTCTTCACGAACAAACGCTTTGAACTCGTCAATGACAGCCTGAACTTCTGGGCGATAACCAGCAAGCGCATACGCAACCCCCTTAATTCCCGCCTTAGCGGAGGCATTAATAAGTCTCTGCGCTGCAGCCGCGGCCTTTAACCGTGATTGTGGTAGATCGTCATTATCTTTGGCTTCTATTAGTGCCCTACCAATATCAACAATTGCTGTAATGTCATAACCTAACGCTTGATGAACGGTTTTAGACTTCGAAGTAAGTTGAAATTTATAGGTATTTTCCATTTTTCGCTGCAATTCTAGATCTCGGTATTTGCTCATATACTGAGCGCCAAGCAGTTGATCTAAATCCCTGGCATGTTCACCAATCCCTAGCAACTGAGATAATCCAGTTTTCGTAACAACGACAGTTTTCGACTCGTCATCCAGTACATAACATTCAGCGTCAATGCCAAAATCATCTAAAAAGTTACCACGATGAGTTGCCCTGAGAATCTTACTTTTCCATCTTGCAGCAGCTGCTTTCTTTGCTATTTCAGAACGCTGCTCTTTAGTCAGCGACTTTGCGCGAGCGATCCCGCCCTTAGCTTTCCCTTCGCCACTTTTCTTTTCAGTCATAATGCAAGAACCTTTGTTGTGATGTATGCTTGCATTATATACACTGTACACACATACAAGCAAGCATAAAACTAAAACAAAATGCTTGCATTACAACCGCGCTACTCCAACTACACATTATCATCTGGTATCCTGCGCAAAACTAAGGAGGTTGGTGTGAAGAAAAAATTTGTAAACGTTGCAAAGTGCGCAATTTTTATATTTTTTATGACCTTTTACGGATTTAGTGCCGGAGAAGGTTTCGATCGTGATGCCAATGCATTCAGTTTCTTTTGTCTGTCTATAGTGGTCATAATTGTATGGGTGGAATTAAAGCAAACATTGTTTCATGTGCTAGGGAAATAACCATCCATGGCATTTAGTCACTGCTGTGTTGCCTCAGTGGCAAGCAGCGGTCTGATGGCATTTGCAGCTTTGCTTAACGCTCTTTCATAAGCTGGCGTTCCAGCTTTAGTGTTTGCCAGACGTAAGAGCGCATTCCTAGCCATAGGGCTTTCATAAACCCTCGACATAAGGCCAATCCCTGTTTCCCCAGCCAATAGCGCGCCTCCGGTTTTTAGGTTACCAATAACCCTTACCAAAGGCGCGAGTGTCATGCCAGTCTTCGTCACAACATTAGCCTCAGATGCTCTTTTGGTAGCATCGAGAATAGATAACATCCCCTCTATCTCTTTTCCGTTCTTCCCACCAAATACAGTTTTAAACACCTGACCATTTGCTTGTTTTTGCAGCTTGCCAAGCTCGGTCATCATTTTCTGAGGGCTGTCACCTACCTTGTCAGCTATTTTGCTGATATATGCCGCCCTTAGCATGTCTTTACCTTTTTGATCGAGTTTCCCGTACAATCGAGCTATATCTGACCCATATTGTCCATACACAATGGTATTTACAGCCTCGGGAGTTAAATCTCCTTTGTTTAGAACGTTTTTAAGGCGCGTTTGAGTTGCATGTGTTGCCATTTTTGCATAATCAGCTTTTCCCGCTCTCCATGCTGAAGCATCTTTTGGGCTAAGTCCTTTCGCTATAGATTTACTAAGGCTATTGGTTAGCGAGTTGTAGACCCTGTCGACCATTGTTTGCGACATTGATGGCAGAACTGTACGATCGCCTTTTACGTCAATGCGGAACTGAGTTCTCAGCTTATCAAGTAACTCAAAGGCATCATCTCCATTTGTTATCTCCTGAATGGCATTCTTATAATCATTAAGCGCAGAAATGGTCTGGGTGTCAGAAACACCTTTAAGTTTCCCAAGTTCGTTTACTGCTCCGTCGATAGCTCTTATGGCG